TACACACCCTCTTATCATCATGAGGTTCAACGTCACTGGGAAGATGAACCATACATGGGCAGAGCTGCTATCTGGTCTGGCACATTTCTTCGTGATCGTAAACTTGGTAAAACATATCGTGTTAAGGATTCTACTTTTGGATTTACTGAAGTTTTACTAGACAATCTCAAAGATACATTTCCGTCCGTGAACTTTATTGGTATTCGTCTTCTAGCTTCTCGTGATGCTGGTTCATTCATTCGTCGTTATCATGGATGGACAGATGAAGAGTATAACAAAATCATGAAAGGTTGGAAAAAGAATAGGTCTGTTTCAATCAAGACATCTGCATATGATACCTACTTTGGATTATCTACAACTGCACTTGCAACTGATGATGAGTTTGAAGTCAAAGAAGATGCAACTAAAGCAGAAATTAAGAGAGCATTTGCAAAAAGTCTTAAAGGAAAGAAGATGAATAAGAAGATATTAAGTGAATTTATAGAATTGGTAGCTTGATAAATAAAGTTACCTTACGTTAATATTATGGTTAGAATTACACCTAAAGAAGCACAGGACATGATGAATGCATATAGTAAAGTATATGCACCGAAGGAAGAACCCAAGGTTGAAGCAGAACCAACAGAAGAACCTGCAACAGAACCCGAAGCAAGCACAGAAAAATGACTAGATTTTCAGAACTGTTAATGACTAATGAAGTTCATTCTGCATATGAAGATGTCACAACCACAACTTCAGTAGAAGATACAGCACCTGCTTCAGTAGAAGAACCTGTGAATCCAGAACCTCTTGATTTTAATTCTATGTCAAAACTTGAGTTAGAAACATTTGGTCGTACAATTGGTATTGAATTAGATAGAAGACATAATAAATCAAAACTAATTAAACAATTACAAGACCATATTGAATATATGGAGACAATGTAAACCAGTTGACAAAGTGGCACACAGGGGGTTTCATCAACCCCTTTTTTTAACTATAATATGTGTATAGTTAAGAAACAACACTTTTATTATTATGCCTTTTGAAACAAAAATGACTTCCGAGCAAGCAATCGAAAAACTCAAGAACCTATATGGTACTGAGATTACAACAGCAGATATCAAAGCATTCTGTGCAATGAATGATATCACTTATCAAACAGTTACTAAGAAACTATCAAGTTTCAAAGTATCAAAAGGTAAGTGGAATCTTGAAGTCACACAAAAAGATGTAGAGCAGATTGAGAGAACATTCCAATCTCCTGCAGTATTACCTGCATCTGAAAAGAACTTAGTTCCTGCAGTTGATGAAACATTCTTTAAGTTTGGAAACTTTGCAGATATTAAGAAAGTAATACAATCAAAACAATTTTATCCAACATTCATTACTGGTTTATCTGGTAATGGTAAAACATTCTCTGTAGAACAAGCTTGTGCTCAGTTAGGTAGAGAACTTATCCGTGTAAACATTACTATTGAAACAGATGAAGATGATCTTATTGGCGGTTTCCGTCTTGTTAATGGCGAAACCGTATGGCACAATGGCCCAGTCATCGAAGCACTTGAACGAGGTGCAATCTTGCTCCTTGACGAAATCGACCTTGCCTCTAACAAAATCCTCTGCCTTCAGAGCGTCCTTGAGGGAAATGGTCTTTTCCTTAAAAAGATTGGAAGATACGTTGAGCCAAGAGACGGATTCAACATATTCGCCACCGCAAATACTAAGGGTAAAGGTTCAGACGACGGACGCTTTATTGGAACTAACGTGCTCAACGAAGCATTCCTCGAAAGATTCCCAGTAACATTTGAGCAAGCGTATCCAAGTGTAAATAATGAAATCAAACTTTTAGGATTACACGCAGATAGAGTTGGTGTTAAAGATGCTGAGTTTGTTAAGAAGTTAGTAGATTGGGCAGACATAATCCGCAAAACATTCTATGATGGTGGTATCGAAGAGTTAGTCAGTACTCGTAGATTAGTTCACATACTTCGTGCATACTCTATCTTCAAGAACAAAGCAAAAGCAATCCAAGTTTGCATCAATCGTTTTGATGACGAAACAAAGCAATCATTTATGGAATTGTATGATAAAGTAGATGCAGACTTTGAAATGCCTGAGACAAATGAATCTGTGGAAAAGTTATAAAGATGTCCTACACGAAATGTTCCCTCTCCATAATGGAGTAGGGAGCGTTTGGGCACAATGGGAAAGTAAAGGAACTTCCCTAACAGCAAAGACATATACAACTCCTTACTTTATCAAAGCAAGAGAAGTTGAAATATGGGATGATAAAAGTTGTATTTACAACAATATCATATATCCAAAGACGGGCAGTAACCTGCCCTGTTTTGGTATGGACTTGATGGGATTCTTTCAAAAGAAAGTCATCATAGTTTTTGATTATCAACATCCAGTAGAGAATTATTTGTTCTCAGTTGAAGGATTACCAAAGAGTAAAGGAGACTATCGTTTCTTTGAACCAGGTAATCACTTCTCTGAAAATGTTTATATTGCTAAATGTACAATGGATGAAGTCGATGACCACTTGGAAATGTTTACCAAATACTTGACAAAGTACAAGGATATGGTAGAATTAGAGAAACCCACTGGTGAAGACACTAGTGTTTATAAAGACTTCGATGCTTATATGACTAAACTTGACCCAGTATCAGGATATCTGAAGGGAAAGTTTGGAGAAGAAAGAGCAGAAAGTTTAGTAAATGACTTTTTATTTTGCTATGATTAATGCTTGGAGTTTAGCGTGGGATGCATTGAACGGAACTATGGATGAAGAATATCCTATAATCGATACTAGCGTTGGAGCAGGTAATACTGCTTTTGAAGATGATGGTTTAGATTATGAAGTTGATTTAATCAATGGTGCTTCTGCTGATTATATGGCAGACATAGATGATATGTATGCACATCAATTTACAACTTATGATGATGGATTTACATTACAAGTAACAGAAGAAAAACCAATGGCACACTATTTTAAATATCACGAGAAAGAAATTTTGAAAGATATTGAAGAATATGTATCAAGAACTTATCAAGGACATTATACAGGTAAGTCACACGAATATCGTAATGTTCAGACTTTAGATTTGATGGCAGCTAAAGAACTCGCATCAGGTTTTTGTCAGGCAAACATACTAAAATATGGAAGTAGGTATGGAAACAAAGACGGAAAGAACACAAAAGACTTGATGAAAGTGATACATTATGCTATGCTATTATTACATTTCGATGGGCACTACGGTAAACCATCTATGTCAACTGGAAACATTGACGAAATCGACCACAACATGCCTTAATTATGGAATTCATGAAATTATCAGACAGCACACTTACAGTTCTTAAAAATTTTGCAGGGATTAATAATTCTATTCTTGTAAAAGAAGGAAGTCAACTACGAACCATATCAGTTGCAAAGAATATTCTTGCAGAAGCAGATATACCAGAAGACTTTCCAAGAGACGTTGCAATATACGATCTCAATCAGTTTTTAAATGGATTAAGTTTACATCAAGACCCTAATCTTGATTTCTCAAAGGATGCTTATATTACCATTGAAGAAGGTAAAAGAAGAGTTAAGTATTTTTATGCAGACCCACAGGTAATTATTGCTCCACCAGATAAGGAGATTAACTTACCAACTCAAGAAATATGTTTTCAACTTGAAAGTAATTCACTTGAAAAACTTGTAAAAGCAGCAGCAGTTTATCAACTACCTGATTTATCTGTTATTGGAAAAAATAATGAGATACATATGGTTGTTCGTGATAAAAAGAATGATACATCAAATGAGTATTCAATTTATGTTGGAGAAACTGATAGTACTTTTGAGTTAAACTTTAAGATGGAAAATATAAAGATTATACCTGGTCCTTATGATGTTGTCATATCCTCAAAATTACTTTCTGAGTTTACAAATAAACAATATAATCTTAAATACTTTATAGCATTAGAACCTGACTCAACTTTTAACGGATGAACAACATAGGATTAGAAGTAGTATTCTGGACAGTATTAACAGTTTTTCTTTTAACAAAACTTGGAGTTTTTAAGAAGTG